AACCCATTACTGAGTAGGTCAATTGCGTAGCCGGTTGTTTCTGCCGTGGTTTGGTTCCAAAACACTGTTGCGTTCGCAACATTGAAAGGCGATCTCGCAGCGTCAGCCACGGGCCATGCGTCACCGGAGTTTGAGATATTTTTGGTTACAACGAGGGCGGGACGGAATCCTGTGTAAACAAAAGGAGCAGCCGTGGACGATCCGTTGCCGACATATTTTCCAAAGGACGAATACCCTTCGATGCCAGTCCAGAAGTACCCAATGATGTCGTCTGTCGCAGCGAAGTTGTCGTGCTGAAACCCAAAAAGTGATGCGGTTACTGGACTTTCGCCGCTTTGAATGTCCGTATAAGCACCGCTCCCGTCTGCGCTGTCAGAGGCATTAACCCAGTAGGCCGTTATTTCTGCCCCAGTTGTATTAACAAGTATTCTTTTTGCGGTATCGGCAAGGTCTTGATGCCAAGTGTCCCAGTTGACCGTATTGTCTCGCGATTTAGTCATAAGAAATTCGGGGGTGGTCGATAGCCCGTGCTTGATTGCGTAGTTACCAGAAGTTTGGTGAGTCCAACTGCATATCGAAAATCCTGCCGTGGTGTTCCGACGACCGCTAGACGCGAGAATATTTCCCGTCGCGTCTTCAGACCACGCGCTGTCGGCCTTCCACTGCCATGCGACATAATTTTCCGTATTTGTGTTTACTTTATCATCATCGCCCAATGCAAAGCCATCGGAAGCAAACGCCGTCACCGTATCTGCGTCAGTGCTTTCGGCACCCGTCGAATCCGTTGCCAGAATTTTTGTCGCGCCACGCACCGCATCAGTCAGAACATTACCGTCCGTTGCGTCACGGTTTCTAATCCAAATTAAATCTGGTTGCAGGTCACTGTTTCCAGCATTGGTGATTGATTGGGTTGATCCATTGCCAGTATAGGTCGTTGACTGGAAATAAGCCGAAGGATCAGCGATGGTTGGGTCCGGTAAATTTTCCTTTGTTAATGCTTTAAACCCTGTAGGTGGCGTTGCCGCGAACGCTGCCTGTCCAAAGTTAAATAACATGCCCCCGGCGTTATATTGGCTCGCAGCAAACCGATATTCTGTGTTGGCTGTTATACTAATTGCACCTTGACTTGAACCATCTTTGTAAAAAGTAATTTCATTGTCGTCTAAATTTAATGCCATAGCAATTACATCACCATTTGCATAAGAAGCCCCGTAGCTGCTTTGACTATTGTTGCTTTCTTTCTGCCCGTTATCGACGTAGGCAAAGCTATTAGCATCGTCGCCAACGTGAGCGTTAGACCCTGTGAAATTTACATTGTCTTCAGGTATAATTCCAATGCGGGCGTTGCTTCCAAGTGTCGCATTACAGGTAACTTCGCAATACCACTTGCCGCTGGTTTGAGCGATTGTAGCAGACGCCATTTTGTGCGTACTGGTGCTGCTGGTGGTGAATTGAAGGTTGCCGTTTGACAGTCCAGTCTGATCTTGTTTGATTGAATTAAGAGTACAGTGGTTGTTAGTTGGGCTGTCTGTGACTTGATCCGCCGCTGCCAAGTTGTTACTGGCGTAATCATTTCCATTTCCTGACTCATCGTCGCCAAGATCAGAACTGTCCCGACCATCAATATAAAAGCCGTTTGTTCCATACGAACCAGAGTACTTTTTCGGCACCCACTGGCCTGTATCTTCGTTTGTTTCACCAAAACTGCCCGGTGCCAAACTGCTTCCGTCAATGTGATTAATCTCTGCAAGGTAGCCGTCAAAAAACGCTGACGAACCGATTAGTTTTCCTATGTTGTGTTCGACTGTGTTATTCATCGCAGTGTCATAGTTAAGCGGGGGATTTGTATCTGTACCGAAGTCTGTAACCTCTGAGCCGTTTATGTACAGTCGAAACCTGTCCCCCGCCGTAGCATTAGTTGTATCAACTCGAAGCACTACGTGCATCCAAGCACCGGGATCACGGAATAACTGAGTTGTGACTATGCGATAGTTGTTAGTGCCATCTTGGTTGAATCCCAACGTGTTACCGCTTAGGAACATTAACCATTCATCTCCACCCGCCGTAAAAATCGGGCAGTTTGCACCCGTTATGTTTGCCCGTTTTACCCAGCAGCTAAATGTCCATGTCCGACGATTACCTGCGCTGCCGGGAGTACGACTAAGATAAGCAGAATCATCGTCGTTAAAACGAATAGACTGATCTATTTCATACGTCACGCCGGGATTAGCCAGCCATTGTGAGTTAGATAACACCATTATGAGAAAGCCAGTTGTGGTGCGCCAAGTTGGATTGAGCCGCTAGCTTTTACCACATAGGGTATAACATCAACAGCAGCAGCGGCTGTGCTTAAAGTAATACCTGCCCCTCCAACAGTTTCGTAGTCTGTGCCTAGACTGAGAGTTCTGGAGCCTGTTCCGTCCTGAATACAGATTATAACTCCTGTTTGACCTACCGACTCTGTGCTGGGATTGGCCAGCGTTACGTTGCCTGTAAAGGTAAGAACAAAGTTTTGATTAGTATTAAAGTCTAGTGTAACGCTTCCTGTGTTACTTGTATCAGTATCCGTGCTGCCAACCGCCGCTTTAGAGAAGGTAGTTACGCCTGTTGAAGCTATAGTGATAACATCAGCGTCCGAAGCTACACCAATGGTACCGCCATCTTTGATAAGAATATCATCTTTGAAGGTGACGATACCCGCAGAAGAAACAGTCATGGCATCTGCTGCAGAGGCTACACCAATCGTGCCGCCGTCCTTGATTTTAATATCATCTTTAAAGGTAACAATACCTCCAGAAGAAATCTGTATGGCATCTGTAGCACTTGCAGAACCTATATCTCCATCATCAGGAACTACAAAGCTTCCTCCGGATACTGCACCAGTAGTCGTAATAGTGGACGAGCCATTATTGATTGTGCCAAATCCGCTAGTGATAGAGCCTGAATCAAGAGCGCCCGTTGTTACAATACTGCTAGAACCAGCAATAGGAGAGTAGAGACTTCCAAGCGCAGTGCCGTTTAGCGTGATGGCATCTGCCTCAAGTGTTCCGTGTATGTAGGCATCTTTGAACTGAAGGCTGCTTGAGCCAAGGTCAATATCAGCATCGCTTACAGGTGCCAGCACGCCGTCAATTATCTTAACCTGATCCGCACCTTCAGCCCTGAATATAATTGTATTGTCCGTTGCAAAGTCTATGTCGTTGTCAGCATCACGGCCAATAACCAAACTCGTATTTGTAAGAGATGTAATGCCTGTTTGAGTTGCGTTAACAGTAAAGGTAAGGTCGTAGGGATCGCCGTCAGTACCATTGTCTGTATCAGTCCAATCAATATCAAGACCGCCGCCCTCTACAAACTTAACTTCATTGTCTTTATTTATGGTAACTTCAGTGCCATCGCCATCTTCCAACACAAATGACATATCTGCCTTTTCAGCATCTACATAGGCTTTCACAGATTGCTGTGATGGAATGCCTGTTGCACTGTCTGAAGACATATCATCTTCGTCTAAGAAGCTTTTACCATCAAGTATGTTTAGCTCGGTTGCAGTTGATGTGACTAATGTTCCACCCAGTTTAAGACCGCCAGCAGCACCATCATGGGTAGATATATCTACAGTGATGTTAGCATCGGAACCAAGACCAACAATGTCCATGCCCTTGGTTAGAGTGCCATCATTCTCAGCAACATAAAATTCTATGCTGCCTTCTTCTTGGCCCCCTGTCATGTCAACCACGGTGCCTCTTATCCTACCGTAGGTGTGGACGTTTCCTCCGTCATCTTCACTAACAAAGTCTACGTTGCCTATAATATCGCTATCAGCAACGCTGGCTCCGTTCTTATTAAATTTAATCGTAGAGCCGTTTGCATCTGCATTTGTATTGAGTAGCTGTAGGACGGGCTTTGCAGAGGTGGAGCTTTCAATGCTTATATCTGATCCTGTCATTACAAGATCATCGTCTCCATCCTCATCGTACTCAATTGTCCAGTTGGAGTCAGAACCAAAGATAAGAGTAGTATCATCAATGATCATAATCTTATCATTAAACTTGAAGTAGTCCTCGTCCTCCATCCACGTTAAAACACCATCATTGCTGTTAGCATTAAAGGTTACAGAAATATCTGTATCAACGCCAGTACCAAAAGTAATGGTATTGCTAAGAAGCTTCTCAATCGCTCCCCCCTCACCATCTGTACCGTCATGCTGATGGCCTCCCGTTTCAAACGTGGCGTCAATAGCATCAAACTCGGTAGTGAAGTCAGACGCATTGATTGTCTCTCCATCTACAAAATTTGTTGGGCTTGTTTTTGTGTATGCTGTACCCATTACATTCTAGCTCCCGGTGTAAATTCTAGTGAAAACCCTTTAAGAGTATAGGTAGGGTTTGTGCTTGTATCTGTAAATTTTAGTGCAACAGCAAATCCTGAACCTTCTACAGATTGTCTGTACAAAGGTGTGTATACTGCTGCGTCATATTCTGCTGTACCCATAAGCGCACTGCCATAAAACGCGGACCCGGATGGGTCTAGCAAGTCATACAGGGCAGGGCTGGGAAGAAGTATATCGCCGTAGTCATACTCAAGGTTCATGTCCACAGAGGATACTGTTCCTGTTCCGATGTAGTTGATAACTATTCTCTGCATATTTTTACGTACACCAACATCGCCCATGTTATAGTCGATAGTTCTGTAAATACAGGCCATATTAGTTCCGTCAAGTGTAGAACCAGATTCTTGCTTGTATACATAGCCTCCATCGTAATCCCCGTGCAGTACCTGTTCTTCATCAGAGATATCTCCATGAGTGGCGCACATAGGTTTAATGCCTTTTAAGTCCGCGTATTCCCAACCAATTTGTCCTGTTTCAGAATTACGCTTTAAAACGGCCATCAGCCCTGTTGAAGATGCTTCAGTGCCAGAGGTTGTAGGGTAATATAGCCTGTACTGGCTTTTTCGTCTTATAACATGCGAAGAGATATTGGATATCTGAACAGCACTAAGATCATTTAGCCTAGACTGCACCTGTTTGGAAACTGTTCCTAGTTCTGTATCGCCAATCTTTTCAGTACCTGCAACTGTACGTAGACCATCAGGTGCAAGATAGATCAGATCACCGCCTATTTCCTGTATGCTAAAGCGCGAAACACAACCAATGTTTCGTGTGACAGGCTGCAGAACAAAGTCTGAAACACTGGAACCTGCTAGTCTGTAAATGCTGTCTTTGCAGAAGATGACCAGAGTTTCACGGAAAGTAGCCAGCCCCACGATCTCATCGCCAATGGATATCTCTCCTGCACCCGATGCGGCACTAAAATCATTTTCACTGTAGGGCGCACTAAACTGCAGAAGATGCCTCTTATTAGTCATACCGCAGAAGAATAGATGATTTTTGTGTTCTACTACAACTTCAGGAGCCGTAGGTTTTGTACCTGCTCCTGATCCGGCTCCTCCTGTAAGAGCTAAATATGTGCTACCATCGTAAGTGGCTGCGTCATTAACTCCGTCAGCCATTGCAATCTTTTCAGTGCCTGTCCAGTTATATACTGAGAAGGTGTACCTTTCAGCACTAGAGCGGGCAGTGGTTATTGAAGTCCAGCCAGAACCTGAACTGTGCATAACATTTGCATCTCTGGCCGCAACAACCTTGTCGTTCCAGACAGCTACTCCCAGTATTCCACCAGAGCCTGTCACCTGATTGCTATCATATTTGCTAAAGCCTTTTATCTTAGCATAGCCCCCCGTCACAGACGGTTCATAGTTTTGCAGAGTAATGGCTTCTCCGGGCTTTGCAACGAACACACTTTTGTCGAGAACTAACCCGCCATCGCAGTTTACAGGAAAGGCTTGTACTGGCATTAAACGGCTCTCATGTAGTCTTTTTGATTTAGCAGTTCAGTCTTCATTCTACGAATACCATTCTCATAGTCGCGGAACGCAAACTGTGCCGCCTGATCATTGCCCCTAAGAATATGCGTGTAGTATTTTACACGCGCTACAATTACATCATGGTATCTTACAGGTATTTTTGGTTTATCAGTAAACACGGATAGGTCTGGAGAGGAGTCGTAGAAGTCAAAAAGAACGTCATACTGCGTATTTTCAGGTATAGGCGTAATACCAAATGAGTTGTCATTTCTTACACGGTACACACAGTCAGGGCTATTGAAGCCGTCATCTGGCGCAGACAGGGCTAAAAACTCGCTCTGCCTGTACGAAGAATGGTGCCGCCCAAGACCTTCGTGATACTCTTCAAAAGATTTGTACTTGAGGGGCGTGGCTGACGCATCTTCCTCAAATACCTCTACGAAATCTACATCAAGGTTTTGCGAAGCAGTGTTGCTGAGACTAATAAAAGTCTGTTGTGTAGAGGCTGTAAACGTAGCGGTCTTGATCTCTCCACCACCAACATTTGTAATAGTAAAGGTAGTAGATAAGTCAGAGTCTTTATCACTGCTAGACCCTGCGAACACGTTTAGTGTTTCCGAGGTAGACGAGATAGTTCCAGAGGCTATCCTAGCTGTAATGCGGTACGTCCTGTTCTCTACGGTAGGTATTGCCTGATCTACGCACCCAGCGTTTAGCCGCAAAACTCCTGAAGCATACGTTCTACCACTAACTGAATTACTAAGGGCAGGAGTTCCAGAGGTGCTTGTTCCTGCAGGGTCTGAGCTTCTACTGTCCCAGAAAGAACCTAGAGTATAGGTCTTGTCAAAGTCTCCCTGCCGAATAAGGTTCTGGGGGCGCAAGAAAAAGCTGTCATAGTCTACGTCCGTGCAGAAAGTAATGTCACCGGATGTAGCCGTAAAAGTGGACGATACTCCTGTCAGAGTTTCGGACGCTTGAAACTCACCCTCTACAGGCTCAATCAGCATGTACTGTTCGTCCGTATGTCCTCCATGCGGCGGCACCCTACGCAGGACACCCTTCGCAGAGGACGTACCCCCCGTAATCATTTCGTTAATAGTAAAGCCTCCGCTGACACTGGACACTTCTATCTTTACCGGATACTTGTATTTGCCCTTGCCGCCAAACAACGTGTACCTTCCGTTGTGGAAGTGCCACGGCCACTGTATGTATTCAGCATCAATATCGCGAATAGCTTTGTTTATATCTTTTTTAACTGTAGTCTGTACGCCCCGTGTGCCGGATAAGCCAGCAGCAGTCTCTGCAATAGTTGTTTCGTTGAGGTCATACAAAACAGCGTTGATTAGTTCTACATAATTCATGGCTTGCCTAACTGTGGTTGGCTAAGAAGAGTTCATCTATAGTTAACACTGCTTCTATCCTGTCAGCAGTTCCTGCAGTTAACTTTATGATATCTCCCTCGTTCAAGTTTAATTCTAGAGCGAGTAATACATAATCATTTGCCGCCACGCTCTTACTACCAAGAAGCTTATAGGTAGCACTAGCACTCGCATCTGTAAGCTCTAGAGTTACAGGAGTGGCGTTTCCTGACGTTTCACAGATAATTATATTTTTTAGAACAGCATCGTGACCTGCAGGAACAGTGTACACAGTTGTCTGACTCGTGCCGTCAAGCGCAACTGCAGCATTTCTTAATCGTACTGCTCTTGATAGTGTTGAGGTCAAGAATCTACTCCTTCAGGCTCGTATACAGCAGGTTTAAAATCAGTTCCAATCGAGCCTACACATTCTACTTCACGGTTTAGATCAGATACGCCAAGCAATGTATATGTTCCGGTAACTGGGTTTATGTACATGGTAAAAGTTATATTATACTGAGTATCTTTAAATGAAAAAGCAGGGTACTCTCCGTGCTTTTCAGCCTGAGATTCAAGCGCGCCAACTGGAAAACACAGAGTGCTAGCTTGTTGCGCTTGGCTAAAACCTGCCGTTACACAAAGAAGTACCGCTGCTAAAAGAAATTTCACCTTACATTCCCCAAGCCTTCTTTAAATACGTTTGAACCAGTGTTGATTTTGTAAACATGTCTTTCTGAGCTTTCATAAGATAGGCATTTACTTCGTACATGTTTTGCAAAATAAAAGACTGTTCGTAAGATACGTTAGAAGACATCCATCCAATTATATTTTGCCTAAATCCTTTAGTAACTTTTTCTACGCCGTGCGGGTAAATGATAGGAAAGATTACCGCTTCTCCAGCGTTTAGTTTCTTACCTATCTGACCTACAGGAGTTGCTAGTGTAAACTCCCCGCCCTCGTAGTCATCTGTTAAGTTTATGCTCCAGCCGTAGTCAAAAAATACGTTGTTTGATTTTGGCCTTGCCTTGAAAGCATCTACGTGTAAATCGTAGTAATCCCCTTCAAGATACTTGTTGTAAAAATTTACTGATACTCTGGTAGGACAATACACGCTGTCAATATAGTGTGTATCATACAGCTTGTCTGTAATTAGCTTCCTTACCTCGTCTGGGACACTCTTAGATTCTTTGTTACTTTTTATGTCCTCTAGATCAGGGGCAGTATCTTCCCCATTCTTAAACGTGTTCTGGTCAATCTTGTCCAGACAAAAATTTACTTCATCTTCAGTCAGTAGCTTGATAAACATATGTACCTCCGTCAGTTCACATCAAAGCAAGAAGGGTGGGGTTTTTAAAAGGAACCCCACAGAAACCTTTAGTACGATTACGTACCCGACGACACCGTGGCCGCTTCCGTAAGCGGGTTGCGCGAAATGTCAACCATGCAAACGTGAACGCGGAAACGAAGTGCGCTTTCACCAGTTGAACCACCATCAAGGATGAGGGCGTCAATCGTGTCAGCACTTGTCAAGATACGAGCGTTAGAACCAGAGGCTCCAACGGCAGCTTCTAGAAACGGCGTAAAACCAGCGGCACATGCAGAACCGTCAATAAAACAGTCTACATCACCACCAGTAACACCAACGTCTAGGGTAATCTGACCATTACCACGCGCTTCAAGAACTTCAAGCGCACCAGCAACAATCATGGTATCTGCAGGAACGTCTACAAGCTGTACAACGTCTCCTCCAGTACCACCATCGGCAGTATCGTGGACCTGCGAAGTGACCACATAAGGAGAGGGCATCCGCGAAGGATGACCAACGGTTCCACCGCCAGAAATAGTACGATCATAAGTAGCCATAATTCATACCTCCTCTAGCTGTAGTCAACAATGCCAAGGACCAAGCCTTCTGGACGAATGACCTTACGGCCATATACGTGCAGACCGCGAACCACATCCGCAAAGGAATCGGGATCACGAATAACTTCAGTCTTAGCAATGGAGTTAGCAGTAGCCGTTGAGGACATATGCCCCGCAAGAACAATGTTCTCGCCCGAAGCAACGCCACTGAGGGATACCATGTCCGTAGTCGTAGTCGCATCAGCGGACTGACGAAGGGCATTGGATTTATACAGCGTGAAGCCCATAACTTTCTGAGCCGTCAGCATCCCATTACGCATGGGGGACTGATCGTCACCAGTTACCTGAACTTCAGCAATTTTAGCACCCGCTTTGTAGAGAGTTTCATAGAAACGCGGGGGCGCTACAAACCATCGATTTTCCTCTGGAACATCAGCTTGATCAAGATGACGCGCCATAAGAGCAATGATATGTACAGCCTCATCACCAGCATCACTGCCATCCATCGTATGAGGAGTACCTGCAGTGCCAAGATTGGAGTCGGTTTCAACGGAGCCAGAAGCACCCTTGATACCCGCACCATCAATCATGGCCTGAAGTACGTTTTTATCGTAGTTACGTTTGAGAGAGAATGCACCTGAAGAGGTGGCAAGCGCCTCAAAGTTAACATGCGATTGACGTTCTTCGATATCATCTACCTTGAACGCAAACGCTTGAGCCTGATCTACAGTCAATTGAATTTCATCGTCTGCCAAGTCCTGCGGAGTAACCACAGCACCACGGGTGTACGCTGAAATGGAGACAGTCGGTTCTTTCATAATGCGAACCGTGTCACCGAAATTCTCAATTTCCCCGGCGTAGTCAGTGTTAGTAATGTCTTCTACAACTGACGCACGGCGGAAAAACTTGAGAACCTTCTGGCTATAGATTTCGGCTTGGAAATTACCGGACGGTAGATTACCGTAACCGGCGGATACACCAACAGCCATTTCCTTACCTTTCTATAAGTTTAGCCATTAACGATACGTCCCTCCGCATTTGCCTGATCTAGCTCTGCTTCAAGCTTGTCAAACTCATGCGGTTTGAGTCTACGTATCTCTGAGGTCGTCCATACTTTTTTATTAGCATCGCTATTATTAGTAGAGACGTTAACAGGGGTAGTCCGAGTAACAGCCTCTGCCGCAGCTTCTAACTGTTTCTTAGATGGACGCCCTCTGGTTTTCTTTGTACTAGCTGTATCTGCTTTGTACAAATCTAGAACGCGAGAGGCGTACTGAACATCGTTATTATTTTTGGTGATTCCATCCGCAATACTAGGTGGCTGCTTTCCTAACCATTCTTTAAACTGGTCTGACTTCTTGATATCAGAGAAGTCTGGATGCAGGGCTAACAGTGCTTGGTAAGCATTTTTAGCTTGTAACTGCTCTTCATTTGCAGAAAGACGTTCAATCTCTTCTTTTAGTTCTTGAACTTCTTTTGCAGAATTTTTAGTAGTCATAGCTTCAACTACGTTGTAAACGTCAGGATAATTCTCTTTAAAGTTTGCAATGTCCGCATCCTCTTCAGGAAATTCCTCTATAGGTTGCGGTCCTTGCATAAGCTGTTCACGCTCTTCTTTCCACTCGTAGAGTTTAGAATCGTAATGCTTCTTGAGATCATCATAGCGTTTCTTGTAGTCATGCTCCTCCGTCTTTACTTCTGTAGAGACGGAAATGGTTTCATCATCAATAACCTCGCCTTCAGTTTCACTTTCTTCTAGGGTAGCCTGTTCGTCTTGTACATCATCCTTCAATTCAGAACGATATTTGCCACGATAGGGGCCTAGATTTTCCTGTTCTTGGGTAGTCATTTTTCCTCCTTGCGGGGCCTCTGAGGGGTAGCCGCAGTTGGGTTAGTCTAGCAGGGCCGTTGTATCAACGGGTGGCTGCAGGGGGTGTCCGCAATCTTGGGTCTTGATCGGGACTTTCTGCCATAAAGCTTCTATTAACGCTTTCTGGCGAAACTCTAATATTATTTGTCTGTGTTTCCCGCGCTGGAGGGGCTTTCTCTAACGCAAGAGGTGTTCTTCCTTCGGGTGGGCTGTTTACAGCAAAAGATGCAAGAGTCTTGCTATAATCTCTCAACCTCTTTGCTATTCCACTTTTGGGGTTAGCTTTAAGTTCATCGTGATTTAAAACTTCTGCTGAAGCGGCTGCATAGTCTCCGTTAAGAGCATGTTTAACCCACTCTTGTTTGACGATGCTGCCTTTTTTATCTGTCTTTATAAAGTCGCCTCTAAAGTTTGCATCTACAAAAACTCCTTGAACTTCTGTAGGTAAATTTCTATAAACCTGTTCGCCACCAACACGCCTAATTACATCTTTTTCTTTAGTATCATAATCAAAATCAAACAGTTTTAATGCTTGATCTCTAGTAATTGCAAGCTTTCCATTGACTATACGTGAAGCATCTTGAGGAGAAACTTTGAAAAGCTTTTGAAACAGTGTAGAGGATTCTTTAGGAACAACTCTATGACCGAAACCAATTGTTAAAAATCTTTCTTTTTTAAATAATTTTTCTGCTGTAGAAGTTGTATCTTTTCCTTTTTCTAAACGATCATTTTCTCTAACCCTTAATTTTTTTTTTGCTTCTTCTCTTGGGTCAACTTTTTTTTTAGATATGCCTCCCGGAGTTCCTATGCTAGCCCGTATGGGGGCTTCCTGCTTTTGCTGGGGCTGCTGTTTTTGCTCTTCCAACTTCTTCTCTGTCTCCGCTTCACCACGCTTGTTAATCTTGTCAAGCAGGTCCGTACCTATCACTTCGGCTAATTCTGGAGGAATATGGTACTCTTTATTTGAAGCCAGTATTTTTTGCTCACCATTAACCTGCTGTGCTGGCCTTGTAATATTAGCTTTGTCTATCTCTATACCCTCTTTTTCTTTTAGGTATTCAATAGCAGGTTCAATGATGCGCTCTTCAAAGTCCTTTTTACCCACCTTTGCAATAGCGGCTGCGTTTACAATGTACGCGCCTTCCCTTGCATTCATGGGTACATCATCAGCTACACCTGTCTGATTTTCTGCTCCCGGCTGATCAATCATACCGGCTACCTGATCGCCAAGGGCTAACTGTTGCATCTGGTCCTGCATGGGAGACTCTTCTGGCAGAGGTGCTTCTACCGGGGCAGGTTCCTCTGGTGCTACAGGCTCTTCTGCCATTACTTCATCAAGTACAGAGGGTTGCTCCTGCGGCATTGGCTCTTCTGCCATTGGCTCTTCACCCATCGAAAGCGTAACGCCCAAGCTAGCAGCAAACGCTTGCAGCGCAGGAGGTTCATTGTTTTCGATAATTTCTATGACCTGTACCTGCGCTTCTTGAGGCATTGCATTCAGGTTAGCTGTAAATTGATCTTGTGTTATTTCCATAGCTAATACTAATCCTGCTAGTAGTCTAATCGTTTGTTAACGAGTTGCTTATTTTTAAATAGTCTAATTGATTTACCTATTAGGCTGCATATAGGTTCGCCTAACCAGATTGTTAACTTGCCAAGAAAAGAAGATTTTGGATACTTAGAAGGGTCTATACGATGTGCAATTTCTACTGCTCTCCCACGCGCCCACGGTTTCGCCCATGCTGTTGCAAGTTTATTGTGCTTCATACGCTCTGCATAGGATATAGCCCATGCCCAATAGCCCTCAAGAATATCTTGTGAGAGGTTGTTTCTAAAGTAGACAGATGCAACATTGTATAACTCTGCATCAAGTTTTCCTTGATTTTTTAGCTCGGTACATATAACCCAACTGCCGCTGTCCGCTTTATTGTGAACAATATAACTATTTGCTACAAAAGTTTTATCATTAGCTACGGAAAGATTATATACTGTCAGATTAGGGTCACAACCTTCAACAACAACATCTTCAACTAATACCCATTCATTGTCGCTACGTAGGATTTCACAATCTTTTTTAATTTTAATTAGGTCTTTACCGCCCTGTTCGTTAGCAAGTTCTTGATATGCAGCGGGACGATGCTCTTTAAACTTCTCTGGTTCAAAGCAGCCCCATCCCTCTTTTGTCATAAACGGATGGTATGCTGTTACAAAGGGCTTATGACCATTGAAACCATATAAGAAGGGAATGTCTGGCTTTCTAATGTGTGTAGATTTAACCTCATTGGCGTTGCCGTCTTTACCAGCAACGAGATCACCGACTACAACTTTTTCAATAGCTTTTGTAGAGCCATCCTCCATCAATACTGGAGTTCCTTGAACAAAACAGTCCGCGTCTGCTTCACTAATGTCTTCCTGACCGTAAGACAAATCACCGAATGCTTCTGTAGCCGCTGCATCTTGATCAGCTTGCGTCATATCATCACTAAAGTCTTCGGGCGCTCCCGCTGCAGGTCCGGTACCAGTTACATCAGTGCCCATCGCGTCGGAGGCAGCGTCAGCATCGCCAATGTTGCCATGAAAACCTGTCAGATTACTCATGTCCATGTCAAAAGCACCTAGAGGTTCGGTATTAAAAGCTTCTATTGTTTCTGCCATAGTTGAAAAGTCAAAAGCACCCATAAGACTGCCCATATATGCGCCTATTGATTCATCTTCCACGTTTGCAGTGTTAAAGGTACTTCTCTGTGTTATATCCATAGCAAAATTAGCTAAATCCATAGCGTCTCTGCTGGGGTCTGGGCTGTTATATCCTTGTGCGTCAAAACTCCCTAGCTGCACACCGTAATACGCCCCGTAGTCAGCGCGAGCTTGTCCTGCTTCTGGTGTCTCAAAAATTGCTTGATATGCTACTTCCGGTATGGCCATATATGCTTTTATTTCTGCTAGAGGGTCTATTACGGGTACAGGAGATGACATAATACTTTTAGCTACTTCTATTGCATAAGCAAGGGTATTGGGTTGGTCTTTGTATTGCGCTGCTACAGCAGAACTTAAATTCTCCATCCTGCCTTCAACATCTGTCCGTTGTGCCTCTAGGTCTACCTCGTCAGAATAATAACCAGCAGCCTCCTCTTGCGTTATATCATAAGCAGAAAGATTACCCACCGCCGTTGCGGTACCTATAGCCTGTGCACCGATTGCCGCTTCAAAACCTGCCAGTGCTACGCTAGAAAAAACAGCAGACGCTTGAGCAGCCTCCGCTATATCTCTAGAGGTACTAAGTCCCGCACCTTCAAGTGCGGCATTTAAATCGTCAAGAATGGCTTGCTCTTCATCAATAGCATCAAAACCGGGTGGCCCGTGTCCCATAGTGCCATTTAAAGATGCTGCTTCATAATCTGCATAACTAAGATTACTAAGATTACCCTCTGGTCCCATAGCTTCTGCAAGAGCGCCTAAATCAAAACCAACCGCGCCAATCCCTGAAGCTGACATATCTACAGCGGCGAAAGAACCTGTCGTAGCTTCCTCACCTCTAGCCAGATTTTGTGCTGCAGTGGGTGAAGAGTACACTCCAACTTCAGGATTATTAGTTGTATGTTGTGGCCCAGCAAAAGCATCAATAGCACTTCTGTTAGCATCCTGCTGTTGCTGCATACTAGAGTGGCCCTGAGCGAAATTATACGCGCTTGACATTACGCCTGTCGGCACCATCCCCATCATAAAACCAAGTAGTCCCGGTGTAGCTATTTTTCCTGTTACTTTATCAAATGCAAAGTTCATTTGACCTTGAGGTAAGTCAAATTGATACAGGTCAGGGAACTGAGTTCCGTATGCCATATTCATACCAAAAGAAGCTAGCTCTTGTTCAGGATTGGTTATCGCGTTGTAGACACTTTGAGCAACTCCTTCAATAGTTCTCTCAACATTAGAAAACAAGTCTGGTATACTTACTCCTCTCTGAGCAATATCTGCAATATTACTTGTAACGTCAATAGCACTAAATACAGCATTAACTGCGCTTGCAGGATTAGATATATCTGCATTTAAAGCGCCCTGTATTGCACCAAAGTTTACTCCTACGGCTGCTCCTGCTTGCTGTGCAGCAAAAGCGCCAACATCAAAGCTTCCCGGTCCTAAAGCACCTATACCAAGCCCAGCAATACTACCAAAGTTAGGATCGCCTACTGGATCAGCAACGTCTAAACCAAAACCAGCAGCATCAAAATCAAAACCAGCATCATCAGAAAAATCAGAGTCAGAACCCGACTCAGCTACACTAGGAGGTTCAGGAGGGCCAAAAAGCTGTCTAAACTGATTCTTAGAAGATTGCTCATCAGCAAAAGTAGATGCGAAGCTAGCACTAAGTGCAGCAGTATCTTCAGCAATAGTAGACGGTCGCCCAAGTATACTGTCAATACTTGCTGAATCTAGTCCAGATATACGATTAGCTGCATTATCTCTAAAAGCATCTACACTAGTAGGATCAGAAAAATTTACTTCATCAAGCAGGTCGCCAAACAAGTCTTGAATAGCAATTTGAGAAGTAGAAGACGTTGTTACAGAAAGATCGTCTTTTCTACGTTTTACACCAAGCCCTTCAATCTCAAGAGACTGAGAACCGCCTCCCACATCAATAGTAGCTTCAGGGAGAGCTTCCATAGTCACAGGTTTAGCGGATACCGCTCCTGCGCCTTGGAGTGCTTCTTCTAGATTAGTTGCCACGTTTGCTGTATTCTTTCTGTTGTGTATTAACCTGCGTCTTCAGGGATAGGAGGTGGTCCACCACCTGCACCTTGCCCTGCAGCAAGCGCATCTCTAAGTCCGATTTCTCCACCACCAGCAGGGCCTGATGCCTGTTCTTGAGGTCCGTCAGGTAGTCCTCCAGACTGTCCCATGCCGCCTGATTGTTGACCAGCGGCAGCAGGGTCTGGCATGTTTCCTTGTTGAGCATTTAGTCCTCTCAATACTTCTGCAAAGATTTGTGCATCGTTGATATCGTTTACCAACAGATCAGGATCAATGTCCTGTGCAATAGCTAGCTCTCGTATAAGGTTTGGAATCTTGATAAACGGAGCGAGCATTGGATTTGCCACTGTCTGTAGAAGCGCGGTTAGACGCTGACTACGGACTTCTTTCTGCATGACTGCAGCAGTTCCCTGTGGCTTGATCTCCAAATCTCCCTGTATCTCAGGACGATCATCCGCAAACTGCATGTTCCAGAAGAACATGTACTCACCAAGCGGCTTGAGAAGAAAATCGTCAATATTTTTTATTACAGTTTTTACGCTGAGATTAGCACCGCCTAGCAGCATACTTAGTCCTGCAGCGGTACGTCCTGTACCGGACACGCCCGTTTGACCGTGCATGATACTCGGTAATCCTGTTTCTTCATCGGCTAATTGTCGTGCAGCCTGATACATCTGAATGTTTTCACCAGCGGTATTGGGAAACTTTACAGCGTTAATGGCTGTACCCGTAACACCGGACTGACGCCTAAACACTTTACCCGGATAGATATCATAGTTCTGTCCGGGTACAAGAGATGCTTCATCTACATCAAATACTACATTACCAGCAAGGGCTAGATTGTCAATAGCCATTCTTACATGACCATTCATCAGCAACTGTGCGTCTTCCATGTTCTCTGGTATACCAATACCAAACAACTGATAGGGATTGATCTCATAGGGCGTTGCAAAGTATGGAATGCGGTATGGCACAAACGGATTAAGGACTAATCGTAGCACCTCATTGTTACATATCCATGCGTTTACAGGAACCTCTGAAAGATCATCTACTTCCATAGGAATGCCCATATCACGAATAAGATCGCTGTCCAGATTACCCCAGAACTCAAGCACTTCGTATCTGTCAACAGCAGCAAGGTCTTCCAGACTCTCTGCACGAATAGTATCTTCAAAGTATTTATCCGTGTAGTTAGGACCGCCGCTAAGACATTTAGCAATAGCCCCACCATTAAAGAAAGGCTTGTCCATCAAGTCACGCATCTGCGACCTGTTCAGTCGATGGCGCTGAATTACATAGGAGCAATCATCCACACTAGTAGCGGTGGGGTCTGGGTAAAAGTTCCAGCATGAAACCGACTCAAGACGGGGTACAAGCTTTTTATACGGGCTGTAGTTTTTCTCGTCATCCCATCTATGTAGAGTTTTACTTTCATTTAACGGCCCCTTTACAATGCCAGTGCCAAGAAGAGCGCACTCAAACAGTGAGTGGCGCAGAATGTTCGTGGCGTTGTTCTCGTGCAGTTGGTCATGGATTAGCTTTTCCATGTGCCGTGCCGTTTCGCGTGAGGGGGATATCTGTGGTTCGCCCATACGACTTGGGCCTTCCTGCAGATCAACTCCCTCGTACTTCTCGGCTAATCCGGCTAACGGAGAAGCCTCTGTAGCCCCCGGTGGCATTTCGCGGCCATCGCCGGGAAAACCATAGGGGTCTGCCATAGGCTCTTCTTGTTGCTGTGGAGGTACAGGAGCTTTACTAAGATGTGCAAACTCTGCTACACCTTCAGGCACAGGGCTAGGTTCAACGACAATCGGGAACTTTTTATTAGCAAAAAGAACATCAATCATCTGCCCATAAGCAGCGAGAACTTTTGTTTTGGTAATCTTGACGAACACTTTACTATTCTCAGATTCACGGAACTGAGTTGTAGAGTCGTAGATACCTCTAAAGTTTTTGTAGGCTTTTAGCCAGCGTTGTTCATGCTGATAGCGGCCATGCTCTGCTTCTTCAAACTTTGACTTAACAGTGCCAACTACATTTGTAGAAGCGTCATCAACAAAAGCCGCTGCTGTAACATCGCCTAAAGGTGAATCGTCCATAGGACTTCCTTACTTAGTAGTCTTTTTGATCTGCCATGCGGAAGACTGCCGGATCGACCGATTTGCTTTTCGGACGGGGCATATCTACCTGCAACGCATCGCGGTCAATCTTGCCGACCAGCATTTTTTCTAGTCCTTCACGGTGCAGGGCACCTTCCGGGGCGTCACTTAATTCGCCCTGTTTCTTCATCATTCCCATGATGTAGTCTTTACCATATGCGTACATAGTTTTTCCTCTCTATTAGTCTAGGTATAAAAATCCTCTGGGGCCTTTTAAACGTCCAGAGGCTTCTTCTTCCGCAATGCGGGAAAAAGTTTCTTCGTCAGCACTTCTCATTCTCTTATAGTCGGGTCCAGCCCTTTCTCGCACTCTTGCAGCTTCTTCTCTTGCTCTTTTGGCTGCAGGAGTAGCATCTGCTAATCGTGTAGACCCTATAATTCCTTCAAGTATTCTATCTCCAAGAGGTGTTGTGTCTCCTCTTGTTGGTATTGCAGATACTGCAGCCCCCGTCCCAAACGGTAAAATAATTCCTAGTCCTTTTTTGCCGCCCTCAATAAATCTAAGAAACCTACTTGTCCTTTCAGATACTGTCTTATCAGGAGTTGCTGTTTCAGGGCCGGTTATTTGTGGCATTGGCTTTGCACCTCTTCTTACATCATCCATGTCAGGGTCAGCACTTAACTTTCTAATGACTAAAGGTTCGTTTTCTCCACCAGCATCCAATATATTTAAACCATCCTTGTAATACTTTTGGGTAGGTTTAACATACTCTGGCACATCAGCGTCAGATAAACGAGATGGTCCTAGCTTTTCTGATACTGCAGCATCAGCTTCCAAATAGCCTGTAAAAAACAAGTAGTCCTTAATATCCTGCATTGCGTTCATAGATACTGTAGGATCAATCTTACGAGCTTCCCTCATAATGCCTTTAAACAGGTTTGGTTTACCGCCTTCATCCAGAAGAGGGTGTGTAGGCAGTTGGGGGTTAATACTTACGGCGTTAGCCATTGCCTGTTTAAATGTATTTACATCTCTACGTGCAATAACTGCTCCTTTTGCTTTTCGCGAAGCTTCACCCCGATTTGGCTCTACAGTCTCTCCACCGGGGGGCCGTACTGGACCCTCTGCTGACACCATAGCATTGTAGTTAGCATATCTTTTACCTGTGCGTGGTGAGGTAACTTCATTGGCTATCGGCGGCCCACCAATCCTGTTTTGAATGGCTTGATTTTGACGATATTGCTTTCTAGATTCACGTAACTGGTCATCAAGAGTTTGAGTCGCAGATAGTGTCGGATCAGGTATGGGTTCTAGACTAGGAATCTCAGAAACAATTTTTGTTACTCGTTCTCCAGATTTTCCAATAAGTATTTTATTTCTACCCGCTCTAATACTATCAAGATGCTTTTTACCTTTGTCACTTAATCTTAAACTGTACGGGCGTACTTCGTCAGGGCTGTATACCATAGTGCCGTCTGAGGCAGCGCCAATTACAACAGGTATACCTTTTCTCTTTTTAGTGTCTAGTAGTTGTCTTCCCCTTGTAGAAGCTCTATTTTGGTAATTTTTTTCAAGCCCCTTAAACTCAGTATCTAACGCTTCAAAATCAGGATCAGCATCTTCTAACCAACCTCTTTTCCATAACTCACCTAGGTAGGCGTCTACTACTTGTGGGCTAAGTCTCTTCTTGTCATCGAACACGTCAAGAAACGATACTTCGGGGAAAAATTCATAGGGATCGCCATAATTTCTAATTTTGTCAAAAACACTCCGTAAAACATTATTAAAAGAAGTTTTAATTGTTCCTCGTTCTTTATCTAGTTTAACCTTTGCTTTCCAATGGTCTGTTTCGTGTTTTCGCCCGGTGAATGGCTCATCTAAATATGATGTATTTATGCTTTCCGGAGATTGTTCAATCTCAGCCAACAGAAAAGTAAGACCTTCATCTGTTAGGGTTATACCCCTTGTTGCTCCAAGCCCTTTGGATGTTGGCCCTACTGAAGTTGGTTCTGGTTCAGCAACAAATTTTCCCGGTCTTTGTCCATATCTTCTTCTTGAGGGTAGATACTCTTCAAAATCAAGTTTGTCAACGTCTTCTATTCCTGCTTTAAGGGCCTCTGCTCGAAAGTCAGAAATAATATTTTGTGTCAATCCTCCACTATATACTTTTTTAAGACGTTCAATATCTTCAGGACCAAAAGAAGACCTGTTTTCATCTTTTATATTTTGAATTACTGCTTTGATAGCGTCTGCTTTTTTCATTTTCAGTAACCAAACGTAGAGTCAAAAGGTTTTGGCTTTGCTTCTTTCATCTTGTTCATCATAGAGTTGATGGTTAGATGGCCTCTTGCACGAGTCATGCACATGTACCGCAAAGCATCGTAGGCGTGGTCGTCCGCTTTCGTATCTACATCTTCAGGGTTTGTTTTTGACAGGGGTAGCCCTGAGAGAGTACGTATAAGCTGTGTACAGGTTGAAAGTATCTTTATTCTTGGTTCTTGTGTAAACTCATCCACCTGTAAACGCCTGTGTAGTTCCAGTTTACCTGCAATCCTGTTTCTGTCTGATGGAGTAAACCTAGCCCCACATCGAATTAGGGTTTCAGCGATTGAAGGTCCAGTGCCTGTCCTGTTCCAACAGGAGGAGTCAAGCACCGAGTAGTACATACCGGGATCGTCTCCCTCCAGATTTACAATGATATTAGCCAGAGTTTCTGCAGTCTGCCCCTTACCGTAAAACTCCCTGTAAATCCACAGAGTATCATCCCAGTCAACTGCGCCCCACAGAACACAGGAGGGGGCGGCATATCCATAATCCGCCGCACGAAGGCGCAACCAATTATGGGGTATCTGTGTCTGTGAGGCTTCCACAACGTGAATGTTGCGGGAAAACTCTGGGAACGCCGCTCCCTCTGCGACATCCCAATCCCCTTCTAGAAGACGCCTTCGTTCGACTTCTGGGAGCGACCTCAACATGGCTTCATATTCGCCAGTTTGCGCGAGGTAGGGGTTATCAGTCAGACGCGCCGGAATGAATTTACGAAGAAACAGCGGCTGACCTGCTTTACCGTTAGTTGCTGTTTCAGGCCACAAAAGAGCGTTACCTGTATCAACATCGGTAGCTGCAAAAGGTGTGTTAGGCGGTGCAGGGTCGATGTACATCTTCTTGACCCACCAGCCACCTACCCCTCCGGGGTTTCCTGTGCAGCGCATGTATGCGTTAATCTCTGAGTCCGTTGTACGAAGCCTAGAGCGCAGATACTCCCACACGTAGGGAGTCGGGTAGTGCGTTATCTCGTCAATACCAATCCAAGTAAAAGCCTGACCTTGGTAGCGCGTTACGTCCTTGTCCTTGTCGAGGTAGGAGAACCATGCCGTAGCCCCGGACGGGAACTGCCACATGGCTTTTGACTCTCTAAATATCGCGCCGGGAAAAGCTCTTGGATAGAGTTGTTTACTCTTATCGACCAGTTCTGTAAGCTCATCCAGAGTGCGACGAATAATAAGGGCGCGATGATTGGGATTGCTACAGTAGCGAAGCAGATCAGCAAGAAGAGCATAAGACTTCCCGCCGCCAGCAGCGCCACCGTAAAAAACATCCCTTTCAGGACTCGCCAAAAAGTCAGTCTGTGGCCCCGAGTTTGGCTTGAAGATAACCTCTGCTTCATCCTCTACTAACTCCCTTACGGGTTTTGGTACATTCTGTAGTGTGGTATCTTCAATAACTTTAGCACCGTTCTTGTTGAACAAAGCCTGTTCAACCTTCTTGATGCTGTCTTTCTTTTCCTTGGCCCGAGATGCTTTTTTCTGCGCCTTCTTCTTAGCCTTGTCCGCATTACGGACTGCGGCGGCGGATGCTCTTCGCGCTCTCTCTTTTGCAGAGATGCGGTAGTTACCCTTCTCGCCCTCGGCTAACTTGGGACGGCCCCGCTTACGCTTGACAGGCTCTTCTCTCGCGTCAGCCTTATCCACCAAAGGCGGGTGGCTTTCTTCGGATATTCTTTCTATGCCTTCGCTCTGGTGATCTAAATCGTCCAAGTGTTTTACCTTTATGAAATACTACCTTGGTATTTCCTGCTGTCTTTCTCTTTTTTACTGCCATTATTTTAGTTTCGGTTTACGAATCCCACCGCCTTTTGCGTATTTTTTAACTTTGCCGCCTTTTGCAAATCGCCCTGTAACTCTAGCGCCCACCTCATACCCTTTACTTTCTGGGTCATAGCGACCACTAATACCTGCAGTCCCTTTAAATCCGCCTAGCTCGACAGGCTTTTCATACCTCGCTCCTACAGCGGGCAGTCTTCCCTCCGCTACATCTCCAAACCCCAAACCCTTGTAGTCAATGTTTATATTTAATCCCTGTGGTAGTTGTTTATTAAGAACTTTCTCGCCTTGTCGTGTAATCGCTTCAAGTGCATCTCTGGATGCTTTATCCTTTAATGCTTCTGGCGTATAGTTCTCCGGGTTAAGAAAAACATCTGCAGCTACATAAGCAGCGCCCATAGCGCCTTTTGCTACTTGCCTTTTGGTTATCTCTTTTTGTATATCAGGATTGGTAATACCAATATCTCGCGAACGAGCGGTAAAAGCTGTTTCTCCTAGCTTGTCAGATTGATCAAGCTGATACTTGAGTCCGTCTCTGATTGCACGGACGGCTTCTCTTACTTGTTGTTTTTGTCTATCAGCCATTTTGCGCTCTGTGATTTTCCAAGATTAGCCCACGGTCTATTGCATATGCCTTTACAATAAAGTCCTCTACGAGCTTTACCTCTACAGTTTTATAAAACTTACCCTTGCCACGGATGTAGCAGGGGTAGCTAAGGGGTTTTCTGGTTCGTGAAAGTTTAACTTCTACGAAGATTTTACTCATGGTCTATGATAACAGGGTCCACTTGCCCCGACTTTGCGGGGAGAAGAACCACTCCGTGTATAGCAGTAACATTATGTTCAACCTTATCATGTTTGCCCACTCCTACCCGATTGAGGATAGACTCCGCTGCCTTTATACGCTGTTCAGCGCGTGGGGTTGTTCCGTCATCGTCCAGTGCATTTACCAGACCCGCTGCTGCTTTTACAGAGTTAGCGGCTAACATGTTCTTTGCTCTCTGTACGATTTCATCGGCTAGAGAGTTCATAACTGCTTTACCCGTGGTTTCGCAGTAACCGGCTACACGCAGTGCTGCAGCGTTGTTACCACCATTATCCATGAGTGCATCAAGATACGCAAGCTGTTTTTCCGTTAGCTGGCGCTTTTTTTTCTTCTGTGCGGGTAGGAGTCCTTCCTGTGCCATCAGTAACGTACTTTACGCACTCCACCGCCATGAGCGTATTGCTTGGCTAACTTAGGGCTAATCTTTTTTTGTACCTTTTCAGGAAGCTTAGAAAAGCCCTTCATCTTATTCGGAACCTTACCGCCACCCTTCATGCCCGTAACCCTGTTACGGTTCATTTCCATGAGGCTTTGCTGTGGGTTTTGCTGCATGGTGCCAGCACCCATGATCTTATCTTTATCGGGGGTGCCCGTTTGTACCATTCCGCCATAATTCATCTTAGCCGTCTTTGCAGCTTCCTTGAAGTTCTTGGCAGTAGGCGCACCTTTAGCCCCTACCTTACGCATCTTCTCCCCAGAGCCAGCGGCTATGCGTTTGCGCTTTGCGTGAATGTTATCGTATAGTCCTCTTTTTTTAGCCATTAGCACTTCCACCTTTTTCTTGCTTGTCTGATACGGCTATTGGGATTAGCCGCTGCCTTAGGAAACTTCTTCATCTGTCCTGCAGAACGGGCGCAGTATGACTTACGCCTCTTTGCAGCTTTACTCCCCGCCTTTACCTTGCCGGTCACTGCACCTTTTAGCTTGGAACCGGGGTTAGCCGCACGATAAGCCTTGATACCCTTCTCGGTCATTCCAGCGCCCTGTTTAGTCGGTCGCTTCATTCCTGAACCCTTGGGCATCCTAGGCTTACGGACGCCACCGCCCTTTGCATACTCCTTACGGCTAATCGCTGCTACCTTCCTTGATTGCCGCTTGTGCATCTGCGAGGCTTTGTTTAGCTCCTTGGAGATTTGCTGGAGTTGTTCTTTGGCTGGCATTACTTCTTCCGGGGCTTTTTGGCGGGGGCGGTTTTGGTACGAGACATCTGATACCGTTTTTGAAACCGTTTTACTTCACGTTGCTTCCTCGCACGGGGGTTGTTCTTATCCCAAAATTCTTTATCTTTAATAGCCTCGCCTAAATCTAGAAGGTCGTCTTTAGCTTCAGCACCTCCCGGTTGTAAATGACGGCGTGTGTTGCGAATCACCCCCATTTCTTCTTGAAGCTTTCTTTCCGCTGCTAAATCTTTTCTAAACTTCTTCCACCCTGCGCTATCCTTAGCCATTTGCTTTTTGAGAGCAACTTCTTCAGGGTCTATTTTTGGTTTGGGGTTATCGCGACGTTTTTCTGCAGGAGTGCCTGTAATACCGGCAATTGTTTTTTTTCTTCTACTAGCCACTATTTCATCCTCGGTTTGCGAATAGGTCCACCCATGTTACGAGACTGAGCGTAGATTTTGCCACCCATTCTACGTTTAGGTGTTTCCCCCTTGCCGGGGAGACGCATTCCTTTTTGTCCGGAGGGAGTTTTTTTTATCGCCCCCCTAATCTGGCTTGCACCACTTATTTTCGCATCGGACTGCCGAGCTAATTGAATTTCCATCTTTGCCCTTGCTTCTGCGCTCATGGGCTTTTGTATTGGCACGGAAGTCTTTGTAGGAGCTTTGGGTTTCGCTGCAGCAACCTGTTCTCTAGTTTTTTGTGTTCTACTTTTTAGCCCTTCTCTAGCCTCTTTTGCTTTTATTGCTTTAGTTCGCCCATACGATCCTCTTTTAGTCCCAGTATTAGTATTAGGAGGTTTAGGCGTCTTAGGAGTTTTGAGTTTAGGAGCTTTATCAAGATTTTTTAATTTTGCTGTTACCATATAAGGAAGATCATCCATCTTGCTTATCGCTTTACCAGCCGTTTCAGCACCTTTAGGTGCAGCCTTACCAACACCTGCTTTAATGAGTTGTTTTGCTAGAGGGCCGGCAACCATTCTAGCGACTCCCATTCCAAGTAAAATTAAAGGTACTGCCATTATTTCATCCTCGGTTTGCGAATGGAACCGCCCGTTCTACGGTTCATGGCGTAAACTTTACCACCACCGGCTTTCTTTTTCCTTTTTCTCATTTTCCTTATCTGCCCCTGCCGCAACTCTCCTATTTGTGATAAGGGAGTTTTTGCTTCAGGTAAACCCATCGCCTGTTCAACAGAATCTAATCTTTCTAGCAAATTGTCTCTAGCATAGTAAGCAGATTTATCAGCGCCTTTTCCAATAATTTTACCTAGCTTTGTAATTTCATTAAGAAGAAGCTTTTTCTTAGCAGGGTAGTAGCCCCCTTTTCCAGTTTTAGATTTAAAATCTTTTAAAGAAAGCTTATCATTTGCTTTGTTAAAACTCTCTAAAAATTTATTAGCCATTATTCCATCTCCACCGTTGGTTCTCCCCACTTATCACTCTTGTACATGTTCTTGCACTTGCATTTGCCACAGGAACATGAATCACAACCACCAGAGCCGCAATGACACGACTGATCGTCGCAGGTGCAGTCCACACAGTTGTTGTCCGTGTTATTCAACATGATATACGCCCCGTAAGGCCCTTGATATGGAGACATTGTTATGTTTTATGAAAATGCAGCCAGAGCAGTCTTATCTCAACACTCTCCATTTGTAAAAACATATATATTGTTGATGGAGTGTAGACAGACTAATAGCTGCTAACTATATATTATAGCGAATATATCAAGGTTGTCAAGAAAAAAATTACATTTAGTGCATTTTTTACTTGACAGATTTGAAATGAGGTGTATAATAAGAGTTAACTCTTCTCCCCACCGCTAATATATACCCCTACCCCTTAATATTAGCCCACATTGTAATATAATTACCCAAAATTGTAATATAATTACCCAAATGACCAGCAAATCTAAAAAAATTCCAAAAAAACGCAATCCTTATTACAAGGAATTAGCCCTGTTAGGCCATAAGGTATTGAAAAATAAGAAGATTTATTCTAGAAAAGGTAAAAAACAGTAAAAATATACCGGGGTTGCATACAGATATATACCCACCCCCGGTGGCCCCTGCGCGCCCGTGTAGGCTAAGTCTTTGTTTTTATTAAGTTTGACTAGTAGCCATAACATACACTGTGCGACCCCGGTTTTTTGCGGTTTTTACCCCGGCTAATTGGTCTGCGATCCCCAATTAAACATGTCGGCTCACCCGCGCGGCTTTAACCATTCCGACAAATTCCCCCGGCGATCATTTTGGTGGTGCATCGATGGCGGCTGGGCGTGCAATACAGCGCAGGGAAAACCGCAACCAGCACACAAAAGCGCAGCGATATCCAGACGCTAGGGATTATTGCAGGCAAAAAAAAGCCCCCGGTAAAGGGGGCTAAGTTTATTCTGGAGGGGTTGTTTATGCAGCGTCTGCCTTGCCGCACTGGTCACACTCGAAGTGCAGCGGGGAACCAGCGAGGTCGATGGTATAGCTCGGTTCCATGAAACAGGTAAGGCGAGTTCTGGCCCCGAACTTATCCTCTGCTGTAATGTTCACAACAGTAAATGCGTCATGGTTGTCGGTTGGTTCGTAGCCAACCTTTTCGATGGTGATTGCGGTGATGTTGTGAATGGATAGCTTGTTCATGAGAAAAGCTCCGATCCTGTTATGCAGCCAAAGAGGAAGCCAACCAGAAACGGCAGGCAGACCCAGAAATAATCCTTTGCGGTGATGCTAGCCATTAGTCCTGCCTTCCATTGTCAAAGTCAGGGAAATACTTCGTGCCATAGTATGTGCCATCGTCGTGCTTGGCTTTGTAGGGTTGCAAGTCCCAGTCTTCAACCTGCGTCATGTCGCGCCAGTCATCCATACCGCAAGCGTCCATGAACTTGTCGGCGTCATACCGGGGATTGTCCAAGCGGAACACGTTGTGGAAATCCACCGCGACGCTGTACATGGCATTGCGTGCGGTTGCGGTGGCATATATTTCGTCAAGTTCGCTGTCTTCGTCGCCGTTATATTTCAGGTCGTATTTTAGCTGCGCCAAATTGGTTCGCAGTACGTGGGCGACGGTTTCAAAGTGCGATTTGCTAAATCGTGCCATAGTCTGTTCTCCTAATTGGATTAAAAAAAGGCCGTCCCCCGAAGGGAACGACCAAGTTTTACCGGCAGGGAGTCTCCGGCGTCAACTAGTTTTTTCTGCGAGGCTTTCCGCTCCGCCTTTCACGGAAAGCGCACTCTTGGCAAGCTGTTCGATCACGAGAGATTTACCGCCACGCCCGGCATACTTCTGCATTGCCGATGCCGATTGCGATGCCATGACGAACTGTATTTCC